GATCTAGAACCATGCCGACGATGAAGATTTTATCATAATCCTCTGCGTTTTCTTTAGCCCATGGTAGATATTGCTCTTCAAATTTACCGAAAAAGCAATGGCGATACTCAAAATTTTTAAATATGTTCCCCAAAAGAATTGTTGATCCAATTCCATCTAGATCACTATTAACCCAAGTGAAAACTTTCGACATATCCATAATTAATAATTTTTATCGATTTGTCAAGACGATAGCTTCTGCAATAAGTCCAATTCGTCATTGTCCATAATTTCTTCCTCATCATCCGATTGATATACAGTGAGCGTTTGATAATCGATTCTCATAGTCTGCACCGTTCCACGCATTCCAAATCTGTTTTTCATCATTCCTAGACGAATTACACCCATTTCCTGATCTTCTTCGTTCTGGAAGATGGAAACCACCACATCAGCAGTGGTCGATATTGAAATCGATTCTGATACGGACTCCAATCCGGGTTCTCCACCATATTCCGAACGCCGAATTTGACTTGCGGATACTATAGGACACTTGAACACATACGATAATGCTCTGATTTGCTCACAAATGTTTTTACCCTTCTCATAAGAATTATCACCAGCAGCCGTAAGCAAAGTAAGGTAATCAATCACCACAGCATCAATACGGACACCAGAATCCTTCATTTTCTTAATGAAAGCTCCCAATTGCTTGGGGGTAATTGTGGATGGGGGAAATTCCTTAATGTAAATCCTACCATCCGTGTTCTTATGCTCCTCTTCCAGTGCATGACGGAGAGTTGGAATACAATTACGGAACTCCTTCATGGGAATCTTCGTCACATTGGACGCGATTCTCTTGGCATAGAGTGTTTCAGACATCTCCAGAGTCACCACAAGCACATGCTTACCTTGAGATGCCATGTTTGCTGCCACATTACCAAGGAAGATACTCTTACCGATGTTGGATTGTCCTGCAAACACATACAATGCCTTACCAGCTTCTTGAAATCCTCCTCCAAGTGCCTCATCCAACCATTGCCATTTGGAAGAGATCATAGTCTCATCACTCAAAATGTCCTCAATAATCTTCTCCTTATCACCATAAAGCTCAATTCCCTTATCAACATTGAGGTTGATACCTGCAATCTTCTCAAATTTCTCTACAATCTTGGATGTATCCGCTTCTCCTTCCGATATTTCTTCCGCTGACTCCAAAATAGAGTGATACATCCCTCGTTCCTTGAGGAATCTTTCTGTATTTTGATACAATTCATCCTCATTATGGTTAGAATCAATCTCCTTGAAGGACTCAATTAACTTCTTGAAGTTGGTCTTGAGTTCGTCTGTTGTAAGATAGGTCTTAACTTCAGAAAAAGTGGGAAGAGATTGTCGTTTATCGTAAAACTCTGCAACAATCTCAAAATATTTGGCAATATTCTTGTCTGTAAAATACTTTGGTTGAACGTAATCAGCGATGGAAGCCAGATAAGCCCCATTCGTGATCGCGTTCTTTACCAGAACCTTTTCAAAATAATCAAAATCTATATTGCTCATTAAAATTATGTGTTAAATATTACCCCCGTTTTTTTAAAACAATGAAGTAGGAATGAAACTTCCTCGCGTGTTGTTGGTTGCTGTGATTATGTCCAATAATTCTATTTTTAGCCAGTAATATGAAAAGGTCTTTATTATAAAAACCAATTTTTTCCGATTCATTCATAATGTATATATGTGAAAACCATTGTTTTCCACTACTTACGGTGTCTTGGCATTTAATTATAAGCGTTCCGTTTGGTTCAAGTATTCTATAAAATTCTTCCAAACATTCAGAATACCACTTCCAAAGGTCTTTTATATATCTAAAACCATGAAACCTTTTTCCAATAATTCCAGATGGTTTTTGCTTCGTGTATCCTACCAGAAAAGGCGGGTCGAAAATTATTGATGAAATACTATTATGCAAACATGGTAAATTATTCGCATTTGCCTGTATAGTATCGTCTGTTTGTGGAAACAAATCAAACTTCTTTAGAGGCTCATTAATTCCTGATTTATTATAAAAATTACCCTTTGAGTATGTTGGGTCTAATTCAATACCTTGGGGGCAATGAAGTTTTATTATGTCACGAATAATTTCGTGTTGATCATAATTTATCGTTGATATTAATTTTCTTTCACTCATTTAGTTTGTCTAATAATTTTAACCTGATATGAAACATCAAAAATATTACCAATCACTTCTACGATATTCGATTTCTTGGTGATGAAAGGATATTCAACAGACATAATAATATTTTCAAATTTTGAATTTTCGTTAGGTGTTTCAATAATATCACCCTCAAAAATCTTAACATCGTTTTTATCTTTTAATCCAGTATATTGTTGGATTATAAAGTTATCATCGTCAACATCAAATTCAAGTGATGACCACGGAGCGGGTAATACTTTACTACCATCCATCACCAAATATTGTGAATCTGGACAAAGCCAGCGTTTCATTGTTTTATCAAAAATTCTAAATTCTATTTCTCTTTTCATAATTCTATTTTCCATATGTCTCCAAATAATATTTCTCCCCAGCTTTCCAATCTTCTGTAAATTCTCTCAGACCGGAAGATTCGTGAGTAATCATAACATCCCCCACCCCGATTTTCAAGCCCTTTTCTAAAATTGATGCGATCATGCAAAGATCATAAAAATGGAACTTCGATGGACAATCCTCATCAAATCTCACCGTCTCAATCGCTTTCCGATTAAATGCCATGAAAACACCATCGATCATCACTACACGATGGGGGTAAGCACCGAAACTCGTCATATGCTTCTTATCAGCGTTCCCATGAGCTACTGCACCATGTAGATTACCACCTTCCCACCCACCACCCATCAAATGCCATAGCGCGGGAGATTTGATTTCAGCCTTGGAACATCCTGCCACACCAACGATATCAAATTCCTGAAATAGTTTCTCCAGCTTTGGTCGAGGATCGTGTTCCAGATGAACGTCATCGTGGATGAACAGCACATAATCAAATTTCTCTTTGATGGCTATGTCTAAGAATTCGTTGTAAACCTTGGCGAGTCCTTCTTTATTATCAAATTTCGGGTGGAGAAACTTTCGCAATCCCAATTCAGCGGCAGAATACGCCAATGAGAAACAGCGACTATGGTATTTTGTTGCCGTGAAAATGGCGATATTGGAGGAGACGTTAGGATTTTCCATGAGTTCAACTTAACACACGGGAGGATAATGTCAACAATTCGCTAAATATAGATATGAGAAATTATGGATTCGATTATCTAGTGGAAAAAGTTCAGGTATTGAACGAAATGGCTCCAAAAAGTAAATTCTGGAATACTAATTTTCCAGAATTTATGGATTTTTATTTACAAGTGCAGGATAAAATGAAAGAACATCCAAAAGCACCAAATTCTTCACAAGGTCTTGCAGCTAAACGAATAGAATATATTAGTCGTATGTTATTTGAGTTCTTATCGAAGATATTATCGGAAAAGGATCTTGCAGTAATTGGAATTAATAAAAATATAGGGTTTGAAGATAATGTTAAAAATTTAGCAATCAGACAACTATCACCAGAAGAAAGAATAGGAAGTAGAAAAAAAAGAGAATATACGCCAGAATATGCAAAATTCGCTGGAACATGGGCAGATAATACTCCCAAACAACAAGATTTCATGTTATCTCTAATGGTGGGGGCGTATGAAGAAAAAGCATTATCTAAAGAATTCGTCAATAAAGTGATGGATAAAGCAAACATTGATGCATATTTTAATGATAACCTTTTCAAAGATTCTAGTTCCAATTTTGCGTATGGGATGAAAACACGGAAAGAAGGATTAATTAACACGGGAAAAGAAGAATCAGACAAAATAGATTTGGGCGGTTTCTATGAAATTCAAAACAAAGCCAAAGCAATAATTCAAAAACTTAGAAAATCTAAAAAATTACCGAAAGGTATATCTACATCTATCTATAGTGCCGATAAAAATTTCAACCAACCAGATTCAATAAGTCCAGAACAACAAACTGTAGATACTCCCCTAATTATTTTCAAAAAAACATTGGAAGAATTGATGAAATATAAGAGTAAGTTAGTTCAAGCTCTTAGAGGGAAAAAAGACCCCGAATTAAGCGAGGAAGAAAGAGGTGTTGGTGAAGACACTCTGGAAAATATTAAATATGAGAGAAGTTTATTGTTAGATACTGATATATCAATATTTCAAAAAATGTTAAAAAATATTGATTCCAGTATCAATTCAAATCAAGATATTAATAATGAACAAATTGAAAAATTAATACCAAAATTGATGGGTAACGCGAGTAGTGTAATTTTAAAACAATACAAAAGAAACTTCAAACAGGCATCATATAAAGATGATGACGCAGAACTCTTAAAACAAGAAAGATATAAATCTGTTTATGATACGCTAACTGATGATGTTTTGGATGATTTAATTGGTGAAGGGATTATAACAGAAGAAGAAAGCCAATTATTAGCTAAATGGAGAAATATATTATCATCGCTCCAACAATCCATAGTGTCCAAATATTCAAGAGATGACGAAAAAGCGGATGAGGCTCAATCCAGAGAAGACCGAAGAATGATCCGACAAGGGGAATATGAAAAACAAGGTAAGAAATGGGAAGCTGATAAAAAATCAAAGGAAGCGGGTGTAAAGAAATCGAAGATTGATATTACAGATGAAGTAGCAGGATTATCAGTTTCTCAAGTTGAAGAAAAATTGCGTGAAATGATGGATGATGATGATGTTAATCCAGATGATGAATATTATGCAAAAATTGATGCTATATCCAAATATTTAACCAAACTCAGAAAAGATAATCCCGAAGATGAGGAACGTGTTATGGGATACATGACCGAACAGGTCAATAAAGACAGGCATCTCAACAACATTGGAGAGTATAAAGATCGTGGATTCAAAAAGCCTATAAATCATGCTCATTGGTT